TCTTTGCAGTTCCAACAACACCGGCAGGTGTTCCACTAGGTAAGACCTGCACAGAACGCTTTTGACTTAAATCTATTTCTCTTAATGTAACACCTGCTCGTGCCATCTATTATCTCCTATTTTATATTAATTATTCGGGAAATTGAACGCCGCTGTTAGTAACTATGAAGTCCATCGCAATAAACTCAATAGCACGTGTCGGAATAAATACAATTCTTCCGTTTAGTCTATTGTTATCAACATCTTCTTCAGAATTGTTTGTGTCATCCATAACTACGCGGAAGTCTTCAATTCCTTGACCTAGTCTAATTAGAGAAAGTCTATTACTTGCTGCTTCAATAAATCTAGCTCTTGTTTGTTGATCATTTTGCTCGAAGAGTAATCCTTGAGCTAGTTCTTCAATTTGTCTCTTAATTTCTAAAACAAGTCTTCTTACGTTAACTCTATCAAGAGAGGTTGCAGCTAGTTGAAGAGTTTTTTGACCAAAGATAACAAATTGTTTATTAGGGAAGTTAGCAATAGGATTGATTCTATTCTCGTATAAAGTATCTCTATCTTCACTATTTAGTCTAACAACAGTACTTTGAACTCTTTCCAAACCACCTCTATTAAATCCTGCAGGTGCAAACCAAGGAGCAGAAATTGCATCATTTTTTGCAAGTGCGCCAAGAGCTACTACTGAAGATGGAACTTTGACTAGTCTCTCTGCTCCTTCGACTTCATAACCTGCATCTCTAATGTAAACATCAGGATAGTAAACTGCAGAGAAATTATTATCAACAGATCTTTGATCAAACAAAGTAGAAGTTTCTTCAACATCAGGAACTGAAGTGCCGTCAGTAACAGTCTGACCAAAAAGTCTCTTACCAGCTTCATCATAAGAAGGAATGTCCATTACATAAATTGCTTTACCATAGTCTCTTACTTTTAATAAAGCTTCATCTGTAACAAAACTATCACGAATGCCAGGAATTGCTAAAGCATTGTAGTTTACTAACATCGGATCTGTCATTAAACGAATTGCATTATTGTATGAGTTGACAATGTTATTATCCAATTCAGCGCCTTGCATTAATGCGTCAGATGTTCTTGCTAATCCACTATCAAAGCCACTAGTACTTGCTTTACCTTCAGGGGTAACACTATGTGTCGAAGTAGCTCTATCATTAAAGTAGTAGCTATCTTCATCCATGATGTTAATACCATCAAAGCCGCCAAAGAAAGTTGCTGTAAATTTAGCAAACTCTGAATATCTATTAAACTTCTTTGTGTCTTCTGCTAACAATGATGCAAATGTTACTCTATCTTTGTCTGGACTTGAAGTCGATTTTGATAAAATGTCTGCATTTAAGTTTATTGTATAACGAGAGTTATCAAATTTGGCCGAAGCAACATCAGCATCTCTAATGTACGCAGCATTTTTAATTTCATCGTATGGACCTGTTAGGTCTGCAACTGTACTTCCACTAAAAGCAACTCTAGATAAAGAGAATTTATTGCTATTGAAATTATCAGCTTCAGAACTATCAATATCAAAAGATGTTCCAAACTTATCAATACATAAGAATTTAGCATAGCTTTCAAAAAGTCTATTAAATCCTTTTCCTCCTGAATTGTTTGGCTTGTCAATATCGTTAACGCGAGACGTGTTAACTCCCCAGTAAAGCCTACTATCAACACTTTCTTGTGTAGATGCTTGTCCTAAATATTCTTTGGGAGACCCTACATTAATATCACCTTTTGTAACCTTAAATCTATGTGGTACAGGAGGTAAGACAGAAAACGCCAGTGTATTAATATGTGCAGCATCTAAAGTATCAGGAGTTTTACCTCCTGTACCAAAAATTGCACTTGCAACATCTGTGCCAGCGGCTTCTGATCCAGTCAAGAAAGCCATATTATCACTACGACCATCACGTCCATCTGAAGTTGTCTTAAGAAGTGGAAGCCCTCTAAAGCCGAATGGTAACGCCTCTTCTGGAATTTCTTCGTTAATAACGTCAGCAGACATTACAACTCTAATGAGCCTAGAGTTATTAGGGAATGTACCTTCTGTCATTAAACGCTTTTCGTCAGGTGTTGTAGTGTCTAAGTTAAGAGAAAGTTTTTTGTCCCCAATTATTCTAGCAATATAGTTAGAGCTTTTTGGATCTAAGTTACAATTTGAGAAGCTCTCAATAATAACAGGCTTTTCATCAGAGTCTCTTAAATCTCTAAGCTCAACTGTAAATGATCCGTATTTGTAGTTAGGATCATTGCTTGCACGAAGATCTCTAATAGAAACTTTATAGTTATCTGTTGCATAAACACCGTCGTCTTTTGCTTCTAGGTGGAAAAGATTATATTCTTTATTACCAAAAGGCTGAGAAATAAATGAAGGTGATCTTGGTGTTCTATATCTTGTTTCAAACTGGCCGTATGCGTTAGCAATTGATCCTGCAGTATCACCGCTATCTAGACTTAAGTCAGTAAATGATGACGTTAAACCGCAGAGAATAGCTGCCGGTTTACCAGCTGATGAAGCAACTGCCTTATCAACAGGAAAGTCTGCATAAAGAAAATGCTTCTTAGATGAAAGAAGATAAGGATTAGTATTTAATACATTTGAAATATAGCTAGGACTATCTGGATCAAATGACACTGGGTACGCTGATGAAGCTCCGTCTACAGATGAAGAAAAGAATAGATTAACAATGCTATTGCTATCAATCAGTGAAGCGTCACCTGCAGGTCTTGAACTATCATCATCAGGCTTTGCTGTAACAGAAGAAGCTGTTAAATAAACAGTTGTATCTTTATCTAAAAACAACATACCTCTTACTAACTGGACACCTAATTCTTGTGAGCTTCCAGAAACGCTTTGGTTGTCACTAAACATTGGATATGTATATGACTCATTTTCATCAAGAGAGTGAGACGCAACAAGCATGTGAACAGATCCAGCGTGTCTTAAATTATCTGAAAGTGTTCCACTAGCAAAAAATCCTGCGTTAGAAACACGACCCGTCTCTTCAAAAGTAGAAGCAGTATCTACATCTTTACCTGTACCTAAAACTCTCATGAAAGTTAAAGATGCATTATCACCTTTTGATTGAAAATATTCACTAACAGCATGTCCTGCTGGCATATTTTGATCAATTTTACCAAATCTTTTTTTGAATTCATCTAAGCTACCAACAGTTACAGGAACAAATGCAGGTCCTCTTTCTGCAGGCCCTATAACTCCAAAAGGAGTTGAGCTTGGACCTCTCTTTGGAGGTGCAATTACTTCAATTTCTCTTTCAAAAAAGCCTGGAGACTTAAAAGTTTGTTCAGCCATGTCGCTAATCTCCTAATTATTATATTACGTTTATCGTATCTAAATATACAACGTCAATGATAATATAATTATTAGTTATTAATTATGTCGATAATCTCGGCTATGCCGCCTGCAAATACGGCTTCTCCTTTTGTTTCTGTAACATTCTTTGCCTGGAGTCTTATGATTTCACCTTCTGCGTTTCGTATTTCTACTTGCTTGGACTTTTGATAATCACTTCCTCTTGCGCCCACAATATCAGGTTTATTTTCACGTGTTTCAGTACCATTTGCAAAGTTTCTTGCATCACTAGCAGCAACCTGCGCTAAAGGATCACGATTTTGAATTCTAGCAACATTTCTTTCTGCATCCATACCAACATTATCGGTTGGTAACAAATCATCTTCGTGTTCAAATTCGTTAAGTAAAAATGCATTTACATCATTACTAACAATGCCACTTTTTCGTGGTTCTTTTGAAATAGAATCTTGAGTAGCACCAATTTCAAAAGATATTTGCGGCGCTGACTTAAATGATCGAAGCGCAGTTTTACCACCCATAATGTCTGGAGCAACAATATAACCTGTTGCTGTTATATTAAATGAATACTTAACAAATCTTTCTTGATCTGAAAAGTCTTGGTATGATGCATCTTGTGATATACTACTATCAATAAACGCTGGAAACCAATAACCTTTGTCACTTTCTACTCTAAACTGCTGCCCAGGATGTAGTGTATAAGCACTCATAATTGTTTCCATAATTGCATTCATTTGCTGTGTAAATGATGACCATATAGTTACTTCATATGATGCTCCAAAGTATCGCGGAGGAGGAATTTCGATAACTTCTACTATGTTATTTGATAGCTTTGGTTGTAGTGATAAGTCACCTGCCACTTCTGTTTTCTTAGCAGGTGAATAAAGAGAATTAAGTAAGTTTTCTTTATTACTTATTTGTTTCCAATCAGTATCTTCTCCAGCAATTCTTTTTGCAATAACTGAAGGAAACATCATGTTATTTGCCATTCCTTTTTGTGGCTTATTTTCAACAGCATTTCTTATAATTGATATAAGTGGCAATATAATTGCATTATTCTTATCTGTCAAAGGCTCTTTACGACGAAGAATAGCAAAACGCTCGCCTGTAGCAAATATAACAGGAACTTTTCTCTGCTGATTTGCATGCATATAAAAAAGAGGTATATCTTTGTCAAAAAGATTAAATATAGCACGATCTAAGTCTTCTAAACCACATGAAGGAATATAGTAGTCTTCTGTAGTATTATTTCCTTCGTATCCTGTAGGAATAGCGATGCTTTCAGGATCTCTTTTGTTTTTTTGAAATCTACTGCTCATACTTAGTCTCCATCATAAAAAGATGATCCTACTCCATCAACATCTCCACTAGAGCCATCAGGTGCAATCTTCTTAGGTCCTGTTATAGGTGCTTCTAACTTGCCATCTTTTCTAAGTTGTCTAACGTCACCTGTTTTACCAAGTTCATTAGTTGCCTCACCTCTTTGCTGAACAAATGTCTTTTGAATTGCGTCAGGGTTTGTAAAGCTTTCTTCAGTAGGCCCTTTAGGGACAAGATCGATATGATCAACACGAGTCTGCTTACCAACTAGTTTATAACCTGCAAGTCTTTCAACATGTCCAAACATAAACTTTTCAACAAAGAAAGATGTTACTTCAAAGAAAACAGAGCCATACGAGAAATAGTCGCCTACATGTAACTCAATATCTCTATCATACATGTCTCTATAATGTATAAAGACTTCAACATTCCATAGTTTTTCAAAACCAAACTTTGTCGTTTTAACTTCTGGTGTTCCCCAGTCAATACGACACTCGATCTCTAACGGCGCATCAAAGACTTTTTTAGTTGATTCTTCGTAAACATCGTTAACATTTGAAAGATCTTCACGAACGTGATAATAGAAAATCTTATGCCCTACGACATCTTTTGTCACTTCTTTTGTTAAATCAGACATAAAGTCCAATTCTCTCTGTGTTATAAATAGTCTAGACATATATTATCCTATTATTATTGCTCTTCCGTTAGGAATAGGAACTCGTTTAAGAATGTTTTGCATTTGCTCAGACTGAGCAGCATCTGTCTCAAGAAGTTTTTGATATGTTAGCTTATCAAGCTGCTCACCTAAACTTGTCTTTAGCTTTTCTTGATCTTCGCGGCCTTGGCTTATTAAGTCAGAACCATTCATTTGAAGATCAGCACCAGGAATAGGAACAGAAGAAAACTTAGATCGAACAAGTCCTAGAGTTTCCTT